TAGACGAGATTGTGAAGATGCACCAAGAGGCTGAAAAGCTAATTGGAAAGCAAGCACAGGAAGTAGGCGAGGTCAGAAAGTTAGCCGATGAACTTATCAAACAGAACCTTGGTTCACGACAACAGACTAGACAGGAAGAGCCTGAAGTAGATTTCTTTGAGAATCCACAGAAGGCAGTTCAAAGGACTGTTGATAATCACCCCGACATCCTAGCGGCACGACAAGTTACGCTAGAAATGAAAAGGGCGCAAATTCAGCAAAGGTTAGCGCAAGAACATCCCGACTTTGGAGACATCGCCAAAGATCAGGACTTTGCAAATTGGGTTAAATCTAGCCCTATTCGCATTAAGATTTTTGAGCAAGCCGATTCTGGATATGATTTCGACTCAGCCAATGAATTGCTATCTACCTATAAACAGCTACGTTCTGTTAAACAGAAGCAGTCTAGTGATGATGGCGAGGTAACTCGCAAACAGAACTTAAAGGCAGTAGGTGTTGATGTAGGCGGTTCTGGTGAATCATCAAAGAAGGTATACAGAAGGGCTGACCTTATTCGGCTCAAAATGCAAGACCCAAATCGGTATGATGCACTAAGTGATGAAATCATGGCGGCATATCAAGAGGGTCGGGTTCGTTAAACTTTAGGAGATTTAATCATGGCATATCCAACACCAGCGGTAACAGTAACCACCGCAGCAACGTTCATTCCAGAAATCTGGTCTGATGAAATCATAGCCGCATACAAGAAAAATCTTGTATTGGCTAACATCGTAATGAAGATGAACTTCAAAGGTAAGAAGGGCGATGTAGTTCACATTCCCGCACCTACCCGTGGTTCAGCTTCAGCAAAAGCGGCATCTACTGCCGTGACTTTGATTGCCGATACTGAGACAGAGATTCAAGTGTCTATTAACCAACACTTTGAGTATTCACGTTTCATTGAGGACATCGTTGAAGCACAAGCCTTGAACAGCTTGCGCCAGTTCTACACTGCTGATGCGGGCTATGCGCTTGCCAAGCAAGTAGATACTAGCTTGATCCAATTGGGTCGTGCATTCAATGGTGCTACTGTCGGTACTAACGACTACGCTACAAGCAATACAACCACCAAAGCCTTTATTGGCGGTGATGGTACTACTGCTTACAACAGCACTACATCCAATGCTTCTGCATTGACTGATGCCGCTATCCGTAGAACCATTCAGCGTTTGGATGACAATGACACTCCTATGGATAATCGTTTCTTCATCATTCCTCCCTCAAGCCGCAATACGTTGATGGGTCTTTCCCGTTACACAGAACAGGCTTTTGTGGGTAATGGCGATGCAATCCGTACTGGTGAAATTGGTAATCTGTATGGTATCCCCGTGTTCACATCTAGCAATGCTGATACTGGTGCTGGTAACTCCACCACAGATCGTATCTGCTTGATGGGTCACAAGGACTCTATGGTTCTGGTTGAGCAAATTGGTATCCGTTCACAAACTCAGTATAAGCAAGATTACCTTGCTACTTTGTTTACATCTGATACTTTGTATGGCGTGAAAGCACTTCGTGCAGCCGCTACAACTGGTGCAGCTTTGTCTTCTAGCGCATTTGCGTTAGCAGTTCCAGCCTAATAGTTGCCTTTTCCCCTCGCCTTAATCGGTGGGGGGATTTTTTACATCAAGGAGATTTATTATGGCAGCAGCAACAGCAGTCGTTTCCCGCAGGGGTAATGATCAATTCCGAGGTCTTTTTTCGGATACTTGGTCTGTAACAGCAACTCTAAACGCTTCATCTTTGGCTGATGGCGCTGGTGAGACAAACACAATTACAGTTGCAGGCGTTAAGCTAGGCGACATTGTGATGAACGTAAGTATGGGTGTGGATGTCTCTGGCCTCTCCATCACGCCTTATGTTTCAGCGGCAGATACTGTCTCAATTCGTTTCCAAAACGAAAGTACCGCTACTGTGGACTTGGCAAGCACAACAATTAAGTGCGTTGTGGTTCGTTTGGTCTAATCTAAAGGGGGCTAATACCCCCCTTTTTTTGGAGTTTTTATGGCTACTTTTAGATGTTTACAGTCGGGTACTGAAATAACTTTTACCTATCAACATGATATTGATAGCATGAGAGATCATTCAGGGTATGTCCGTGTTGAGGATAAGAAGCCTCCTGTCGAACCTACTGCTCAACCAGAGCCTGTCAAGAAGATTGGCAGACCAAAGAAAGTAGAAAATGTCTGAAATTGACCCAAGAGAATTTGGTAAGTTAGAAGCCCAAGTTGAGGCTTTACAGGTTGAAGTTCAAGCACTTCGCCAAGATATTAAGACGCTTTTAGAAATGGCAAACAAGTCTAAAGGCGGTTTTTTTGTTGGAATGGCTATCGCCTCTGTTATTGGCGGTATCATTTCTTTTGTTGCAACCAAGCTAGTTCGATAAGGAAAAATCATGTACGGAAAATCACCCAAAATGTCTAGCCCTAAGATGCCTAAAAAAGATAAAGGTATGCCTGTAGCCATTATGGTTGCTGTTGGTAAGCCCAAGTCTATGCCTGTGCGTGGTAGCCGTACTGCTACTAACATGATGAAGAAAACTGGACGAGGAAAATAATGTCTTCTTTAACTTCTCCCGTTACGCTCCTGAGTGCTGTTGTTGCAACTGGTGCTTCTGTAGCAGTACAAGCTGATGCTGGTCAACCCGCATTTCTTCAAGTTACTGGTATTACAACTGCTACTGTTGCTTTGCAAGGTAGTTTGGATGGCACAACTTACGCAACCATTGGCACAGCATTAACTGCCGATGGCATTGTAACTATTGCAAATGCTCCTAAGTATTTAAGAGCCAATTGCACAGCCTATACATCTGGAACAATTACCGCCAAGGTTTTGTACTGATATGAAAACCAAAGCCCAAAAGAAGATCAGCAAGGTGATGACTGAGTTTGGCAAGGGCAAGTTAACTACCAATAAAAAAGTAGTCACTAACCCAAAACAGGCTATGGCTATTGCTTTGTCTGAGGCGGGAAAGGCTAAAAAGAAATGAAAACTAAATCCACGGTCAATCAGGCAAAAGTTTATACCAAGCCTACTATGCGAAAGGCTTTGTTTGAGAAGATCAAGGCTGGTACGGCTGGTGGTGATCCTAATGAATGGTCAGCCCGAAAAGCACAACTTCTTGCGAAAGAATATAAAGCCAAGGGCGGGGGATATAAGACATGAGTAAAGAAAAAACACATTACACGCTTGATGGCAAGGTCTATAAAGGCCCAACTCACAAGGCGGGTGATAAGCTGATGACGGGTGTTAAACATACTCCAACAAGTAAGTTTCTAACTCATACACCAAAGAAGAAGAAATGAAGAACCCACAGCAGTCCCTCAAAGATTGGTCAAAGCAGAATTGGAGAACCAAGTCTGGGAAACCATCATCTCAAACGGGTGAGAGGTATCTGCCAGAGGCGGCTATTAAGTCTCTGTCTTCACAAGAGTATGCGGCTACCACAAAGGCCAAGCGTGAAGGCACAAAGGCTGGTAAACAGTTTGTAAAGCAACCTAAGTCGATTGCAAAGAAAACGGCAAAATTTAGATGAGGTAAATATGAAAAGTCCTGCTTGGCAAACAAAAGAAGGAAAAAACCCGAAAGGGGGGTTGAATGCCAAGGGAAGGGCATCGTATAATGCAGAAACTGGTGGCAATTTAAAAGCACCAGTAAAGTCAGGTGACAACCCTCGAAGGGCCTCCTTTCTAGCACGAATGGGCAACATGCCTGGCGCTGAGATGAAAGATGGAAAACCTACCCGACTTCTTCTTTCTCTTAACGCTTGGGGAGCATCATCTAAGGAAAATGCAAGGGCTAAGGCCAAGGCGATCTCTAAGAGGAACAAATGAGGCCAGTATCTGTTGGAGTCAGCCCTACGGCGGCAGTATTGACCACTGTTTTTACAGTGCCAACGGGTTATTACGCCAAATTTACTGTGATGTATATCCATAACACTGGTGGATCAACAAAGCACATTACTGTTGCTTGGAACGATGCAAGCACTGCGACTAGCTATGACATTCTTACCGCGCTGAACTTCACTTCAAAGGAGTACCTTCAGTTTGATGGTGCTGCGTACATTGTTTTAGAAGAAGGCGACAAGATTCAAATCACAACTGAAGCGGGTAGTACCTTCAGTTTTATATCAACTTTCGAGGTTGAAGGAGCGCAAAGAATATGACCTACCTACAACTGATAAACAATGTGCTGATTCGTTTGCGTGAGACGCAAGTTTCCACTAACAATGAGACAAGTTACTCGAGCCTGATTGGTTTGTTTGTCAACGATGCCAAGCGACAGATCGAGGACGCTTTTAGCTGGAACGTGTTGGGTCAGACAGTCACCATTACCACGGTGGCCGCGACCTATATCTATTCGATGACAGGTGCGGGTCAGAAGTTCCAAGTGCAAGACGCAATCAACACCACATCAAACATCGGTCTGCAAAACATCAGTTTTGTGGAGATGAACCGCTATCAAAACCTAGTCCCAACGACAAACGGAATTCCTCAGTATTACGCATTTGATGGTGTAGACGGCAATGGCGACACAAAGGTGGTGCTGTACCCTCGACCTGATGGGGTCTTCAATATCCCGTTTTCGTTAACAGTACCCCAAGCTACATTGGCGGCTGATGGCACATCTGTGCTTGTCCCTGACACTTTAGTGGTGCAAAACGCCTACGCCCGTGCGTTGGTGGAGCGCGGCGAGGATGGCGGTCTAAACTCTTCCGAGGCTTATCAACTCTATCGTGGAATGTTGTCCGATCAGATTGCTCTTGAAGGCACACGCTATCCTGAAAATCAGGAGTTTGTAGCGATATGAGTCAAGCCCTCCAAACAGCAAGTATCTCAGCGCCAGGCTTCTTTGGCCTGAATACGCAAGACTCGCCGTTGGACTTGGCGGCTGGCTTTGCCTTGGTTGCGACTAATTGCGTGATTGACCAGTTTGGTCGCATCGGCTCACGCAAGGGCTGGGCGCGGGTCAACGCATCTGCTGGTGCTTTGGGTGCAAATGCCCCCGCTGTGATCCATGAACTGGTGCAGACTGACGGCACTCTGACAATCCTCTTTGCTGGAAACAACAAGCTGTTCAAGTTAGACAGTAGCAATGCAGTGGTTGAATTGACCTATGGCGGCGGTGGCACAGCACCTACGATTACAGCCAACAACTGGTCTTGCGCTTCGCTTAACGGCATTACTTATTTCTTTCAAACAGGCTTTGACCCGCTGATCTTTGACCCCGCTGTCAGCACTACGACCTTCAGGCGCGTTAGTGAGAAGTCAGGCTACGTTGGTACTGTACCCTCGGGCAACATTGCTATCAGCGCCTATGGCCGTTTGTGGGTGGCAGATACGGCATCGGATAACACCACGGTCTTTTTCTCTGATTTACTTGCTGGTCATGTTTGGTCAACGGGTACTTCAGGCTCTCTCAATACCAACCTAGTTTGGCCTAATGGCGCGGATAACATCACTGGCCTAGCAGCGCACAACAACTTTCTAATCATCTTTGGTCAGCGTCAGATTTTGGTCTATTCGGGTGCGACTACGCCTTCGACAATCACATTGGCCGACACGGTGGCAGGTATCGGTTGCATCGCAAGAGATTCAATCCAAGGCACTGGCAAGGATGTTCTCTTTTTGTCTAATTCTGGAGTGAGATCATTTGCGCGGACTGTGATTGAGAAATCAGTGCCGATTGGCGACTTGTCCAAGAATGTGCGTAGTGACTTTATGAACATTATTGCTGGCGAAACACTGGCAAACATCAAGTCTGTTTATTCTGAAACGGAAGCGTTCTATCTGATAACCCTACCGTTTGTCAAAGAGGTGTTTTGCTTTGACACCCGTGGGCAGTTACAAGATGGATCGTTCAGAGTTACCACTTGGGACTCAATCGAGCCTACAGCGTTGCTTTCAAGGCGCAATGGTGATCTTTTGCTTGGCAAAACAAGCTACATTGCAAAGTACTCGGGCGCACAAGATGATACTTCCTCGTATCGGCTGTTGTACTACACCAACCACGCTGATCTAGGCGATGCCAATGTCACCTCATTGCTCAAGCGGCTCAAGGTGATTGTGATTGGTGGCACAAACCAATTTGTAACGCTGAAGTGGGGCTTTGACTTCAGCACCAACTATCTGTCAACTAACGCGCAAATTCCGACACAATCTGTTGCTGAGTACGGAATTGCTGAGTATGGTGCAAATGCCACGGTGATTGCTCAATACGCTAACGGTATTGCTTTGCAAACTATAAGCGTTTCTGCTAGCGGAAGCGGTAAAATCGTGCAAACGGGCTATGAGGCTAACATTGATGGCTCTGCGCTGTCTATACAACGGATTGAAATCCAATCAAAGGACGGGAAGACAGTATGAGTAACTATACACAAAGTACTAATTTTGCAACCAAAGATGCGCTTACTTCTGGCGACCCGCTGAAGATCGTCAAAGGTACAGAGATCAACACGGAGTTTGTAAACATTTCGGTGGCTATTGCAACTAAGGCTGATTTATCTAGTCCAACTTTTACTGGTAGTCCTGTTTTACCAACTGGTACTACTGGTGTAACTCAAAGTGCCAATAATAACAGCACTGCTTTGTCAACAACTGCCTATACTGATGCGGCAATTCTTGCTTCAAAACAAGCACTGCACCCAGTCGGTTCAATTTACATTAACGCCACTAACGCAACAAACCCTGGCACTCTTCTAGGATTTGGCACTTGGTCAGCATTTGGTGCTGGTCGAGTCATGGTCGGCTTTAATTCTGGTAACGCCTTGTTTGACACGGCTGAAGAAACTGGCGGTAGTGCTGACTCTACATTGCCAAGCCACACGCATACGGCGACATCTACTGTTACTGACCCTGGACACGTCCACAATATTGCAGCAGCTAACGCAGCGGGTGATACACATATTTCGCGATCCACAATAGGTGATACGGTTAATATCAGCACGGGGTCAGCTGTAACTGGAGTTACCGTTGCCACAACCAACGCATCTGCTGGCACAAGCGGCACAAACGCCAACTATCAGCCGTACATCACTGTATATATGTGGAAGCGTACTGCATGATCACCCACCACTTTAGCGATGGTTTGTATGCCAAAGAAGCCGTATTTACGGAGGGCACAGCCATTCTAAAACATGTACATGACTTTAGCCATTTGTCTATTCTTGCCAAAGGTAAGGTTGCTGTGATGAAGGGTGAGGATGTAGAGGTTGTTGAAGCGCCAGCTTGCATTGAGATTAAAGCGGGTTTGACGCATGGTGTTAAAGCGTTGACAGATTGTGTTTGGTTTTGTATTCACGCCACTGACGAGAAAGACCCGTCAAAAGTGGACAATATTTTGATTGGAGTTTGATATGCCATTTATAGCAGCGGGAGCATCTTTAGTTGGTGGTTTGTTGGGTGGTCGTTCTGCTAAGAAGGCCGCACAGATTCAAGCCGACGCGCAAACTAGAGCCGCGCAACTTGCGGCTGAAGAAGCGCGTTTCCGACCAGTAGGAGTTACTACACGTTTTGGTCAGTCGCAATTCCAGACTGGGCCTGATGGTCGTGTTTCTGGTGCTAGTTACACCTTAGACCCCACCCTTCGTGCTTATCAAGACAGGTTCATGGGTTTGGCTGGTGGCGGTCTTTCCCAAGCTGAACAAGCACAACAACAGTTCGCGCCACTACAAGGTGCGGCTCAAGGCTTGTTTGGTTTAGGTCAACAATATCTTGCACAGTCTCCACAAGAGGCGGCACAGCAATACATGGCTCAACAACAAGAGTTGTTAGCCCCTAGTCGTGAACGCCAATATGGACAACTGCAAAACCAATTGTTCCAAACTGGTAGGGGTGGTCTATCTGTTGGCGCTACTAGTGCTCGACCAAGTGGTGCAGCAGGTTTTGGCGCTTCAACCCCTGAGACTGAGGCATATTACAACGCTTTGGCTCAACAAGATGCGGCATTGGCGGCTCAAGCAATGCAAGCGGGTCAACAACAGACTGCCTTTGGTGCGGGATTGTTTGGCACTGGTGGTAACTTGCTGACCCAAGGTTATGGTGGTCAGGCGGCGGCTCTTGGCCCGTATGAGGCTTATTTACAGCAGATGAAGCAGTTGGAGTCATTAGGTCAACAGCCTCTGCAACTAGGCATTGACATTGGGGCTAAAGGGCAGAGTAATGCGGCGGCTCAGGCTATGTTAAGCACAGGGCCATCACGGGAATCCTATGCAGCCAATGCTTATAACCCATTTGCAGACTTCTTAACAGGGGCTAGTCGCAACCCAGCGTTGCAAAATTTATTTGGTGGTTCAAACGAAGCTAGAGTTTTGAGCGGATACGGAATCTAAGGAGTAAGACATGGCAACAATAATGGACACATTGTTTGGCGTATCAGCCGAGCGTTTTCAACAAGAGCGTGATGCGGCGGCTGATGCACAAGCGTTGCAGTATGCTCGTCTATCTCCTATTGAAAAGGCTAGTTTTGGAGTGCAACGTGGGGCTTATGGCCTTGCGGGTGCGCTAGGCGGTGCATTAGGTGGCACAGACCCTGAGTTGCAACGTAGGACACAAGCCCAACAAATCTTGGGCATGATTGACCCGTCAAAGCCTGAGACTTTTTTTACGGCAGCGCAGATTGCAGCGGATCGGGGCGACCAACAGTTGGCATTTGGCTTGCGGTTAGAGGGTGATAAGTACAAGCAACAGAAGTTGGTTAGGGATGATGAGGCGGCAAAACGTCTGCGAGAGCAGACTGCGTTAAGGCAACAAACAGAAGCTCAAGCAATTGCACAAACTGCCTATCAGCCTGGCACAGCAGAGCAGGCAATTCCTGAAAGAGCTGTTGTAGATGAAGCGGCAGATACATCCTATTTAGAACCTGAAAGGGTTGTTCCTGCGGTTGCACCAAGTTTTGACATCCGAAGAGTAGCGCCACAACTGCAAAGATTGGGAGCGGCTGGAATTGCTCAATTGACGGCTGGATTAGCGGCAGAAAAAGCAATGAGGCCAGAGACAATCTCAGTCAAAGAAGGTGAAGTGCTTTACAACTATCCAACAAGTCCTGGTGGGGAATATAAGCCTGTAATAACTGGAGGTGCAAAACCAACGCCATTTACAGGTAATATGGCTAACGCTGCGCTCTCTCTGTTCCAAACAGCCGATCCATCAAAAATCTTTGCTCGAGCAGGACAGAAAGGTATTGACGCTGTTAACGCTAAAGCACTTGAAACAGTAATAGCTCAAAGGCCAGTTACGAATATAAATACTTATGTGCCTGCTAGTGTTGAGGCACAAAAACAATATATACAAGATATTGCTAAAGAACGTACAGTTCTTCGTACCGCACCTGATACGATTAAAAACATTGAAGCCGCAAAGAAACTTATACCTACTGCAAGCACATTTATGGGTAAAGGTGGTGAACCTTTGCTTGCTGCAGCTAGTTTCTTAAATAATCGACTTGGATTTAGTATTAGCACACAAGGTGTAACTGATGCTACAGTTCTTCGGACTAGATTATTTGAGGGAATTCTTGACAACCTCAAGAAATTGGATTCTCAGCCTTCTCAAGAACAACAACGTGTGTTGAGTGAAGCATTAGGTAATTTGGGAACTGACCCTGCCGCATTGGAACAAATTCTTAATCGTATTGGTGAAACTGTTACAGATCGTGTTGATCGCTATAACACTGATGTAAATGAATCTGAAGCAAGGGGAATTAAGTTTCCTTTTAAACCACAAATAACTTTGCCACAGCGTAAACGTCCCGCTGGAAGTGTTGCAAGTCAAATACCCACTAACGCACCTTCTGCGCCAACAGCTTCTCAAAAGCCTATATACGCCACAAACCCAACTACCAATGAACGTATTATGAGTATTGATGGTGGTATCAACTGGACATCTGCGAGGTAATAAAAATGGCACTTCCACAAGGTTTTGTATTAGAAGAGCAACCAACACAAGCAATGTCTCTTCCTGCTGGCTTTCAAATGGAGGCAGAGGAGCAAGCTGTAGTTAAACCATTACAAAGGCAATCGCCAAGCGCCCTAACGCAACTTGGTCGCAGTGCCGCTTCTTTGGCTGACGTTACTGTTGGTGGAGTATTACCTGCTGCCGCACAAATGATTGGCTATCCTTTGGCTCGCTTAGGTCGTTCTCCTGAAGAGGCACAAGCGGCTACACAAAGGATGGTTTCTGCTGTTGACAAGCCATTTGGAAAGATGGCGGGCGTTACTGAGACTCCTGAATATCAGGGAGAAGCTGGTCGTCAACTGCTAGACTTTATTGGCGAAAACTTCCAAAAAGGCGCTAAGTTTATTGCTGATAAAACAGGTTTGCCAGTAGCCGATGTAGAAAACTACATGGGGACATTGAGCCTTGCCGCACCTGCTGTTGCTAGACCTGTTGCTAGAACAGTACAAGAGTTAGCCGCACCAACAATGGAAAGAGCCGTTATTGGGGCAAAGATGCCTTTTGAACCAATGATGCAAGCTAGGCGTGAAAGAATGTCTTTAGAAGACTACGCTCGTGGGCCACAAATTGAAGCTGCCGCTGAAGCGCAACGTCTTGGTATTGCTTTAAGCCCAGAGCAAATTCAACCAACATTAGTCCCCAAAACATTATCTGCTGTTGCGGGTCAGCGTGGTACTGATGCTATTGCTAATGCAAACAAAAATCAAATACGCAAAATTGTGATAAATGAATTAGGTTTGCCAGAAACCACTCAATTTAATAGCAAAGCACCATTTTCTGAGGCAAGAATGCGTGTTGCAGAGCCATACAGTCAAGTAAAAAAACTGCCAACAATGGTTGCTGATGACAATTTAATCTCTTCTCTTAATAATTTAAAGCCAGATCAGGCGGTAATTGGTGCTAATCAAAAAACAAAAGCAATAAATGCAATTATTGATGACGCAATAAGCAAAACAAGTGCTGGATTAGATGGTGCTCAAATTCTTAAAAATATTCAAACACTTCGTCAAGAAGCAAGGAAAACATACAATAATAAAAGTGCCGATTTACAGGCTCTTGATCTTGCCGACACACGATTGGCAATTGCTAATTCTTTGGAAACAATGATTGAATCTAACATTTTCAATCCTAAATTGTTACAAGATTTTAGACAAGCTCGTCAAAAGATGGCCAAGACTTATGCTTATGAAGATGCAACTGACTTCAATACAGGCATGATTGATGTCAATAAACTAAGTCGTATTACCTCCAAAGATAATGCGATGACTGGTGACATTGCGGCTCTTGGTAAGATTGCTGGTAACTTCCCTGACGCATTTACTACAAAAGCAACAGAGTCTATGTTAAGCACTCCTCGGATTACCCGATCTGGTATTGGTGGCGCAACTTTGGGTGCGCTTGGTTATCAACTAGGTGGCGTTACGGGTTCTGCTATTGGTACTGTTGCTGGTGTACTTGCGGGTGAAGGTGCGGGAATGCTTGCGTCTAACATCATGTCCTCTCCAAAATATCAAGCTGGCTTAAGTTTGCGTGATGCGCGCATCCCTGTTAGTCAAGTAGCAACAGCGGCACAACCCATTCCTCAGAGTCAGGCTATAGTTCCTTATCAAGCCCCTGTAGAGGTTTTGATGCCTGGTCAAGGCCCATATCAGCCTAATTTTGTTATTCAGCCTAACCAGTATGGCCCTCGTGTTGGAACGCCTGGCTTTGCACCTACGCCACCACAACTTACCGCACCTAGTGGGCAAAGTACTCTTTCTGGCTTACGGGCAGAAGATGTTCGCAGATCAGGAATGTCTCGCACTCTTGGTCAGCAAGCAGAGGCACAACAAGCGGCAGCAGAAGCGGCTTCTCGTCAAACAACTCGTGGTGCGGTTGAACTTCAAATAAACCCATTAACAGGTGCTCCTGAGATTTCTACTGGTATTCGTGGTGCTACGCCATCAACATTCCAAAACTTTGGTGCTTCTCTTCAATCTGCAACAGATAAAGCGGCTTTAGGTCGAACATTTGACTTTACTGCGGCTGAAAAAGTTGCATTTGACAAAACTCGTGTGGATTTAGCCGAAGCAGTTCCAGGCATGAAGGCTTTGTCTGACAAAGCGGTTGCAACCAAAATTCAAGATAGAGAGTGGGTGCAAAATGCAATAACTAAGGCTCGTGATAAAGCTATTGCATTTGAACAGATTGCCGCTAGAGCAAAAACTCAACAAGCACGACAAGAAGCAATTGCTAATAGAGAGCGGATGTTAGACCTTGCAGAACAAATGGAAAGCACACTTGGTTTGCCAAGACCTGATGTAAGCGGCAAACAGCAAGGGCCAAAGACTCGTGCGGCTTTCCGCGAGGGATTGCTTACAAGTCCACCTCCTCCATTTAAGATGGAAATTCGAGGAACAAACAAACTGTTATCTGGTGATTAAATGAAAGACTTTGCCGTAGCATTTGTTGCGGCATTCTTTCTTGTTTGTTTTGTCATAGTTTGTAGTTATATTGTTATTTGGGCATTTCCGTGATCGCCTTTCTCTTGGCGGCAACCATAGAGTACCGATGTATTAAGTGGACTTGGACTGGTGATGTTTACAATCGCAGAGTAGTCTGTCTCAAGTGGGAGAGAAAGAAGTGATAGATCCTCTAACGGCTCTAGCTGGCATACAGTCAGCAATCAGCATGGTCAAGAAGGCAGCAGGTGTTGCCAAAGACCTAAGCTCACTTGCGCCTATGATTGGTAAGCTATTTGACGCTAAGTCTGTAGCTACCAAAGCCATGCTTCAAGCCAAGCAGTCTGGCAAAGGCTCAAACATGGGCACGGCTCTTCAGATTGAGATGGCCTTGGATCAGGCTAAAGTCTTTGAAGAAGAACTCAAGATGCTTTTTATGCAGACAGGCAAAATTGACGTTTGGAACAAGATTAAAGCTCGTCAAGCAGAAATGGACTTGGCAGATGCCAAAGAGATAAGTGCGCTAAAGAGAGCAGATAAAGAAGCCAAAGAGAAAGAGCAAGAACAACTAGAGATTGGTTTGGCAATAGGTGGGATTTTCTTTGTTTTGTTTCTAGTCTTTGTTGGCGTGAATGAGTTGATGACATTCTGTGAGACAACAAGAAGGTGTGGTCGGTGAATGAGTATCAGAAGACCTTTGACCTATGCCTCAAGATATTTGTCTATGGGGTTGTTGCTTTGTGGTTTCTTGGTTTCTTGAAGTTTTTGCCTGACGATTTGTCGGACAAAATTGTTAATCTCTTACTTGGAAAGATTGGACTGTAATGCTATCTCTATTTTCTACACTTGGTGGTTTGTTAATTTCTGGACTACCCAAACTTCTTGATTACTTCCAAAATAAAGCAGACCAAGCGCATGAGTTAAGGCTTGCACAGGTTCAAACTGAGCGTGAACTACAACTAGCGGCACAGGGTTTTATTGCCCAACAAAAGGTTGAGGAAATCCGCACAGACCAAATTGCCATGCAAACAGATGCCCAGATGACTGAGGCGGCTTTAAAGCACGATGAAAAGGTGCTTGAGAAGGCTAGTACATGGGTGGTTAACTTTGTGGGTACTGTTCGCCCCATAGTGACGTACATCTTCGTTTTAGAGTTATGTGCTATCAACGCATGGATTGCCTACTACGTTTACTCACGCCCTAACCTAGTGTCTAGCATGGATGACCTAATCCGAATTACTGACATTCTTTTCTCTTCGGATGAAATGGCTATGCTCGGAGGAATTATTGGGTTTTGGTTTGGCTCACGTTCATGGTCTAAGAAATGAAAGTCAGCAAAGCTGGCGAGGACTTGATGCACTTTTTTGAGGGCTATAGAAACAAGCCTTATCGCTGTTCTGCGGCTATTTGGACTGTTGGGTGGGGTCACGCTATGTATGCTGACCAATTAGCCTTGCCAAACGTGCGTAAAGAGGGTTACACAGGGCTTATCAGGTCTGACTATCAACTTAAAGAGGGAGATGCCCGTGTTTGGTCTAAAGATGAATTGGTCGAGTTGTTCAAGGTTGACATCAATACTTTTGAGCGTGGTGTTCTTCGACTTTCTCCTAATCTTGCTAGTCATCAAAGCAAATTCGACTCTGTTGTTTCTTTTGCGTACAACGCAGGGCTAGGGAACTACCAGAGGTCAACCATTCGCATGAAGGTTAATCGTGGTGATTGGGAGGGTGCGGCAGAGGCTTTTATGATGTGGACTAAGGCGGGTGGTAAAGAGGTTGCAGGGCTTGTCAAAAGACGCAAAGCAGAAGTGGCTTTGTTCTTATCTTAAATTAAATTGTCATAAATCTTGTATAAGGTGTTGAAATGTCTAACATTCCTACGCCAGAACATGCAGAACTGTTCGCACAAAGTGTCAGAAAATGGCAGCAAGTGCTTAGTCTGGGTGATTGGAGAATTGAGAGGGGCATGAAGCCAGCTAAAGCAGCAATGGCTTCTGTTGAGTTTACCCCTGCTGCGAGACTTGCTGTTTATCGTTTAGGTGATTTTGGTGCTGAGAAAATCACACCTGAGAGCATCGACATGACTTGTTTGCATGAGTTACTTCATGTGTTCCTACACGATTTAATGACTGTGGCACAAGACCCTAAGTCATCTCAAGATGAGATTGAAATGCAAGAGCATAGGGTCATAAATCTGCTAGAAAAATTACTGTCTAAGGATTCTCATGGTATCTAGTAATGGCATGAATTCCTGTACGGATGAGCAGTTTATGGAACTGTGGGACAAGTATCGGTCTGTTACAAAAGTAGCAAAGATTCTAGGCATAACTGAGAGAGCAGTTAACTACCGCAGACGAAGCATGGAAAATATCCATGAGGTCAAATTGGGCGCAAATGACTCTCGTAGTGCCAAGTATGATGCTAAGAAACCAAAATCTTTCTCTCCGCTAAAACAAATAAATCTCGGCATACTGGACGGAACAGTTATTGTGTTCTCAGATGCCCACTTTATCCCTGCACAGCGTACAACAGCGTTTAAAGGGCTTCTATACATGATAGAAACGCTTAAACCCAAAGCTATCATATGCAATGGAGATGCGTTTGATGGGGCTTCTATATCAAGGCATGACGTTACTGAACTGCCACAGACTTCTGTTATTCAAGAACTAAAGGCTTGTCAGGGTGCGTTGGGTGAGATTGAGGAAGTAGCCAAGGCTGCTAGACACAATGTAAAGCTACTGTTTACATGGGGAAACCATGACGTTAGATTTGGCAACAGATTAGCGCAACACGCACCACAGTTTAAAGAAGTTCAAGGGTTTAAGTTAACAGACCACATAACCGAGTGGGACTTTTGTTGGGCAGTATGGCCTACTGAGCAATGTATTGTTAAGCACCGATATAAGGGTGGAATCCATGCTACACACAACAATACAGTAAACGCTGGTGTGTCAATTGTTACAGGGCATCTGCACTCTTTGAAGGTCACACCATTCTCTGATTACAACGGATGTAGATAC